TTATTTTCCATCTATATGCATATCCTTTTTTGACAGAGCTTGAACTAACCGAGCCACCGCCCTTACAGGGCTTAACGATTTCACTCTATCAGTCGCAACCCGCGAGAGGAAGCCGGAGCGGCTGCTGTACTCAGGGTGAGCGGCGACAAACTGGTCGATACGACGAATCAGCAAAGAAGGAAGTGTCACGTTAATTTTCTTCGCTTTGCCCATAAGCCGGGTGATATCCACATCGACGAGCGCCCAGACGTCGGCATAATCTGGATCAGACAGCCAGTTTTCAACGCTGGTTTCTTCCGGTACCGCCTCACCATCGTCAACCAACAATTCAATATGTGCCTCGATGGCTTCGCACGCACTCTCGATCGCATCCTGGTAGTTGTCGCCACCAGAGAAGCAGCCAGGAATATCGGGTACGCGAACGCCGAAGAATGAACTGCCTTTGTCAATAGCAACTGGATACAACATAAGACAGGTAAATTATGGACGAAAAGAAACTTAAAGCCCTCGCGGCTGAACTGGCTAAAGGCCTTAAAACCGAAGCAGATCTCAATGCGTTTTCCCGCATGCTGACGAAGTTAACCGTCGAAACGGCGCTGAACGCTGAACTGACCGACCACCTCGGGCACGAGAAAAATGCCCCAAAATCCGGCTCGAATACCCGTAATGGCTATTCCTCTAAAACGCTGCTGTGCGACGATGGCGAAATCGAACTGAACACGCCACGTGACCGTGAAAACACCTTCGAGCCGCAGCTGATAAAGAAAAACCAGACGCGTATCACGCAGATGGACAGCCAGATTTTGTCCCTGTACGCCAAAGGCATGACAACCCGCGAAATCGTCGCTACGTTCAAAGAAATGTACGACGCAGACGTGTCTCCCACGCTGATATCTAAGGTCACCGATGCGGTTAAAGAGCAGGTTACAGAGTGGCAAAACCGGCCTCTGGATGCACTGTATCCCATTGTTTGCCTTGACTGTATTGTTGTAAAAGTTCGTCACGGCGGCAGCGTGATTAACAAAGCCGTATTCCTCGCGCTGGGCATTAATACTGAAGGCCAGAAAGAAGTGTTGGGCATGTGGCTGGCAGAAAACGAAGGGGCTAAGTTCTGGCTCAGCGTGCTGAAGAGCTGAAAAACCGGGGCAATCAGGATATCCTGATTGCCCGCGTAGACGGTCTGAAGGGCTTCCCGGATGCGATAAACAGCGTGTACCCACAAACGCATATCCAGCTGTGCATCATCCACATGGTGCGCAACAGCCTGAAATACGTGTCGTGGAAAGACTATAAAGCCGTCACCGGCGGGCTAAAAATGGTGTATCAGGCTCCGACAGAGGAAGCGGCGTTGATGGCGCTAGATACGTGGGACGATAAATACCCGCAGATAAGCAAAAGCTGGCGTGCGCACTGGGAAAATCTCAATACGTTCTTCGGCTACCCGCCTGATATTCGGAAAGCTATCTACACCACGAATGCGATTGAGTCGCTAAATAGCGTGATCCGACAGGCGATAAAGAAACGTAAGGTGTTCCGGACAGACGACTCAGTGCGGAAAGTGATTTATCTGGCGATTAAGGATGCGTCAAAAAAATGGAGTATGCCGATCCAGAACTGGCGACTGGCGATGAGTCGTTTTATTATCGAGTTCGGTGACCGCCTGAGCGATCACCGTTAATACGGTGGCAGTTACACAGAATTATTTACAGGGTCTATGGCCAACATAAATTGTTAGTTTTATGTTGGCTTTTGTTCGCAGGCTAACGGTTATAAAATTTTATCAAAATAAGTTATCAAAACCCTGACCTTTTACAGCCTATAACACAGGCCAGCCTTCTCTCAATCGTGGTAAAACAGATCGCCAATTTGCATCCTCTATAGCATATGGATGTGGATCTAACGACCGCGTTTCTCTTTCCAATATTTTTCTTCCTGCTTCGAGCGTTAGCTGATATTCAGATCCCATTGAAATGTTGGAGCTAGCGAGGATTGTATCGCTTCCAGTTACGAATTATGATTTAAAATAAATTGGTTAGAGATTCGATGTAAAATGGTAGTAAAATTCTGGTAATACTATACCACCTTTACGGTGATCCATTCAGCACCTCTAGTATCACGATAGAGGTCTGTCATAGATGCAGTTTTGTGTCCCATGATAGCCTGTGCAACCTCTTTGCCGTAAAGGTCTGTATATAGACGTGCTGACAGGCTGCGTATTTCGTGGAGGCTAGGTTCGGTGCCTGGCCAACTTAAATTAGTCTTATCCCTCGCTGTGCTGAATCCCTTTGATAGAGTACCAGGCTTTAATCCAGCCCCTTTATTTGTACCCCTAACGGTGTGAAGTAAATATTTGCTTACGACACCAGATGCGCGGCATCTCGAAATGACCTCCTCCAATATTAACCCTTCCCCTGGAATAGAAAGGCTTAACGGTAGAGAAACCCTGACCCCAGTTTTGATCTGCACTATCCACAGATAACCATCGTGGACGTCTTTAAATTTCATAGCAGCCAGATCTTTGCGCCGTTGGCCAGTAACGAGGGCTAGGTCGAACATATTTTTTACCCATTGCTGCTGATCACCAATAGCGTCCAATATTTGGTGGTACTCGGTAATTGTCAGCCTACTTCTCGATACCTTGTTTGCTGGTGCTTTCGTGGGCGTTACCGGGTTATCTTTGATGTGGCCTGCTGCGATCGCCTCATTGAACGCGTCATTTAATATCTGCCTAAGTTTGACAGCTGTTGCCTTTTTCCCCTGATGAACATAACTATCCATCATGCCCGCCACGTCTTTTGTAGTAACCCTTGAAAGCAACAAATCCCCAATTTTGTCTTTGATGTAACCGATCTGAAGACCACGTTGACGAAGAGTGCTGTCAGCTAATTCTCGCTTTTTGAGGATCCCCAAAAAGTTATCCAGATGGTTACCAAGAGTCATAATATCGGCTCCCTGTAACCTGTCCGCTAGGCGCAGTTTGTTCTGTAGGTTGTATATCATTAGATTGGCTTCCACAGCCTCGTTTATGGCATCAGTTTTATCTGTACCAAGGCCGTAGCGTTTACCATCTCGAGGATCACGCCACTGATAATGGCCCTGACTTTCGTACAGATTGGGCGGCAGGTCTCTGTTTTTTCTACTTCTCGGTCTGGCAGCCATGAATACGCTCCGCTAATTTATATTTGCTGATGGGCTTGGCTTTTTTGGCTACATCCTTCGGATTTTGTGGATTTACATATTTCGCATTTTGATAAACCCACCAATTACGGCCTATCTTTTCCGCAGGAGGATAAATTCGGCCTGTGCGTGCCCACATCCATAGGGTCTCCTTTTTATAGGGCTGACTGAATTCAACTGCGGCCCATTCAGCCAAAGTGATCTTCATGGTTTTCTCCACACGATAGAGGCTCGCTGCAACGAGCTGGTAAAAATTACAGTTCGGTCGGTTGCTGGTGGATGGCCAATAATCTCTGGTAGATTGCCGAAACATACCGTGCCTGATGGCGGGCATCGGCCATTGCATTGTGGGCAACGCCATCAAATGGCATGTCGCGTTTCGGGTCGAAACCCAACTGGCTACCGAGCATCACCATTGTGCGCACGTCGCTATCGTTCCTAAACTGCCATGGGCAGGTATGGCCGGCACGTTCGTAGGCTGAGCGCAAAATAACGTTGTCAAAGCTGGAACCGTTGCCCCAGACTTTCAGGTATCGCGGGTTGTCAGAGTGCCGACTGATAAATGAACTCAGTTCGGATAGAGCATCAGAAATATGCTGGGTATCATCGGTGCATATTGCTGCGCGGGCTTCCGGTGATTGCTTCATCCACCACAGAATTGTATCGCCACCGGGAATAGCCCCTTGCTCCATAGTGCTGGAGAGGCTTACGGCCACATAGAACTCTGCGCCCAGTACACCGCTTTGCGGATCGAAGAATACTGCGCCGATTGCGACGATGGGTGCTGTCGGTTTATTGCCCATTGTTTCGAGGTCAATCATCAAATGGTTCATTGTTTTCTCTCAAACTATTAATTTGTGTATGTCCAGCGGCAATCAAGTTACTTATCCACTGCGCTGCGTAGGAGTCGATCTCGTTGTAGTAGGCGCTCATTTGCAACCATCCAACTTCGGTGCTGCTGCGAGCATGGCAGCGTAGATAGTGTCGTGATGCACAAAAATGTAATCATCATCGTCAAACGTGACGTCGATAGAGTCCATGGCAGCCGCTATCATTTCCGTTGTCGGGACAAGTGGCACCACCACGCAACCCTCCGGAATTTCCGGATAGTTGCTTTCATCGTGGCGATTTGCGGCCACATCCTTAGCCAATAGCACGCGGGCCATTTCTTTTATCGTGTCGTAGAATCCACTTTCTGGCCAATTGCCCTCGGCCATATCTTTTAGACGTTCAGTCGTAAGCATTTTTATCCACCTCACAATTCCAATTTGTTGCCAGTTTAACCAACGCCTGCTGTTCATTCGTCTTCATTGGACTACCTCCGTCTTTCCATATTTAACGGTTTCACCAGCATTCAGGCCGGCATCAATCAAAAATGACAATGCAATAAAAATGTCATCTTTATTTTTGCAGTGGCACGAATTAACAAATTTTTCGATGGTGCTGTGTGCCAATGCTTTTATTTCTTTCTCACTTAAATGTGGCTGGTTATGCTTCTTCATGATGTTATTCCCTTCCCTTTTCACAATTCTAAAAGGACTTAACTACTTCCTCGCTATTACCCGTAAAAGTAATATTCCCCCTTATTAAATCGCAGTAGTGATTGAGCGTGTATGAATGTATTCCAGCGTTGCACCTATTCGGGCTAACATATGTCTCGCCGGATTTACAAAATGGGCAGGGATTTAATTCAATCATCAGCATTCTCCCCATTTACCGAGCTTTTTGGTCAGTTCGTCCACACACTCCCGCGCCGCCTGCTTATAGTCGTCTGCGGCCTTGCCGGTATACTTGACGTCTACCGCCCGCTCAAAAGCATCAAGGGTGTAGAAAAAGCACCCGGCAGCGATGCGGATCTCTTTGCCTGTCCACGCTGCAAAGATGGTGCGGTCTGAGCGTCCACACCCTTTGCGATATGCGATGTTGCTTATACGCTCTGGGTCGAGATAGAGCGACCGGCAGCAGAAATTTTCCGGCAGTGCGGTGATGCTGGTGCCGCTCAGGTAGAGGCTTCCCCCCACAGTCAGTTCATCCGGCAGCGCGGTGATGCGGGTGCCGCTCAGGTCGAGCGAGCCACCGACGCTCAGATTGTCCGGCAGCGCGGTGATGCTGGTGCCGCGCAGGTCGAGCCAGCCACCGACGCTCAGATTGGCCGGCAGCGCAGTGATGCGGGTGTAGCTCAGGTCGAGGTAGCCGCCCACAGTCAGGCCGTCCGGCAGTGTGGTGATACCGGTGCCGCTCAGGTCGAGCCAGCCACCCACAGTCAGGCCGTCCGGTAGTGTGGTGATACCGGTGCCGCTCAGGTAGAGGCTTCCCCCCACAGTCAGTCCATCCGGCAGCGCGGTGATGCTGGTACCGCTCAGGTAGAGGCTGCCCCCCACAGTCAGTCCATCCGGCAGTGCGGTGATGCTGGTACCGCTCAGGTCGAGGTAGCCGGGCCAACTGCCCACAGTGATATGCCCGTTGTCTGATACGGTATGCTGGATGCCTTTTTCAGTAAGGTGACTAATTAAATCAAACATTTTTATTATCCTTTAACAAAGATGATCCAGTGAGTTTTGTCGGCTTTTCCGGTTCGCTGCCAGATAGTTGGTTTCTGGTCAGTTAGAGCGATAATCTGGCTAACGGGTATTTGCGTTTCGTTCCATTTGAAGATGAGCGTGCCGTGTGGCCGCAATACTCGAAATGCCTCAGAGAATCCCCTATGGATATCGTCGCGCCACGTATCACGGTTAAGGGCACCATATTTCTTCCGCATCCAGCTTTTCTCGCCAGCGTTGACAAGGTGTGGTGGGTCAAAGACGACTTGCCAAAACGAGTTATCGGCAAAGGGTAACGCCCGGAAGTCGGCGATAACGTCAGGGTGAATATGCAGTGCGCGTCCATCACATAATGTGTGCTGCTCTGATCGAATGTCGGCGAATACAGCTCGCTCGTCTTGCTTGTCGAGCCAAAACATGCGAGAGCCACAGCACATATCGAGGATTGTTTGTTCTACCATCAGCAACCCCTCTCACTGATCAATTGATGGTAGCGCTGCATAAACATGCTTCGTGCCTGGTTAGGGTTAACTGGAGATACCAGTATTTCGTCGGAAGGGGTGATATCTTCAAGCATCGGCCACGGATCATCATCACTGATATCGAGATCCCGGCGCTCAGTGGCCAGCATCTTGAGGTCAGCATATTTCACGTCAGGTGAAGGGGTAATCGGAAGATTGAATTTAAAGCGGATCAGTTCGTCGACAAAGGCTTCAATCTGGCGGTAGTCAGGCAGCAGGGCTTTCAGTGGTGCAGGGATATCCTGGCAGTAAGCTTCTGCGGCATCGTGCATAAGGGCTTCAAAAGCAAACATGGGTGGAACCAGTTGGCTGCACAGCACTGAGTGTTGCGCGACGGAGTAGAACTCTGGCAGGTGGCCACAAAAACGACAGAGATGAGATAATGCGGTGGCGATATCTTCAATCTCAATATCGTCAACAGTGGCGTTAAGGTAATTAAATTTCTTGCCTGATAAAGTCTGTATGTAGCTCACGGTTTGATTTCTCCATATTCGCAGCTGCACCTGCGGCTGATTTTGGGTGTGCGAGTCCCTCGCCGAATGGCGATAAATAACGGAATTACGCTTCACTAATTGCCCTGGCGAGCAGGGCAATTAAGGCTGAGCAATTACGCTTTAAATTTACCGATAAAGGTTTCCACTGGCACGCCGTCGAATTTGCTGATCAGCAGGCTGCGGAATTCGTTGGCGATCGCTTCTTCCTGCGTTTCAAGTTGGACGATGCGAACAACAAAGCGCGGTTCATCGCCTGTCAGCAGACTGTTTCGAAGGCTGAATGCACGTTCACCCAGACCTTCATACGGCACGCATTTGAATTCAAACGCTACCGGCATAATGTCTTTGCTGCTGGCTTCAATACTTTGCATGAGGGATTTTTTACCGCTGAAATCACCATCTTCATGATCTTGCTGAGTAGCCTGCTGGATAGTAATGCGTCGAACAGCCTGAGCAGCCTGTGAAATTTGCATGTTATTTCCGTCAGCATCAAAGGCCAGCAGGTAATCACCCCAGTCTTCCAGCCATTCAGCGATTTGCTTTTGCTTCAGGCGGTCGCCGTTAATCGCCAGCAGCGCGCGGAATGGCGCAGTCTGCTTCAGGGTGATTGCAGCAACGTTATCAGCATGGCCCGGATTATCCAGTGTGCCGATATTGAACACGGATCGCGCAGTCATATTGTCTGCATCAATAAAGCAGCGCGCAGCTCCCCCGGTGCTGGCGTAACCGATAGAATAACGGGCAAAATCATCAATACTGGTTGTGGTCATAGTGCCACGGAAACGGAAGCGCTCAAGAGAAAAGCGCTCGAGGCTTTCAACGCGAGTTTCTTCCGGGAGTAATGCTGTTGGGCAAGCCAGGCCGTTAATATCATTGAGGTGATA